GGCTCACGGGACTCTTCACGATCTCGCATCGGAGAGCAACGGGCTTTACCTTACCGCCGGCGATGCCAACACTGCTGGGACTTACACTGCTGGCAAGTTCGTCATCACCCTCGAAGGCTATATAGCACCAGACGATATTTAGCATTAAAAGGAGAATAAGATGGGTATTGGAAATAAAATCGCTGCGATGGCAGCAAAGGCAGCAAAGGCAGTGACAAAGCCAAAGGCAGCAGCAAAGCCAAAGGCAGCAATAAAGCCAAAGGCAGCAGCAAAGCCAAAGGCAGAGAAACCTGTTATAAAGAAAGAAGAATAGGTAACAACCAACTCTTCAAATTTAGACCCCACTTCTTTCGGGAGGTGGGGTTTTCTTTTGTGTACAACTATTTATAATATAATAAAAGAGAGGTTCCCATGGGAAAGAAAAGAAGAGCGAAAAAATGTCCTGAAAAGTTTGGTAGAAAGTTTGGTCGAAAGTTTGCAAAATTTTTAGGATTCGAAAACAAGAGCGACACTATAGAAGAAGTTATTGAGACAAAGCCGGTAGTAGAAAAGCCTGCCCCTGCTGTTCCAAAGCCAAAAAAGAGCAAGGCTACTAAAAAGCCAACAAAAGCGAAGAAAAAAACAACTTCCAAAACCACCAAAAAACCAGCTTCAAGAAAAAAGGCAACCAAAAAAGCAACAAAGAAGAAAGAATAGTGTTTTTAAAGGGCAGTCAACTAATTATATCTGAGGAGATATAATTTAGTGGCAACTCCAATCTTAACACCAACTCAAGCAACTAGCTCTATTGTTTTACCAGCTACAGGGACACATCGCGATGTGACCGCTGCAAATTTGCCTTTTGGCATATATGCAACAAATGGTTCCCTGTACGAGCCCACCTTTGTTTCGGGAGCAGTTGATCAGGTAGCACATACATATAGAAAACTCGGTGGTGATATTTTAGACATTGAACTTAAAGCACAGAATGTTTATGCTGCTTATGAAGAATCAGTTTTAGAATATTCATATATTGTTAATACACATCAAGCGAAAAACGTTCTCCCAAGCTTGTTGGGTGATTCTACTGGCTCCTTTGACCAGCACGGACAACTTGAAGCAGGCAGTACTCTTTCATCAAGTTTGGGCAGGGAAAGTGTATCATTAAAATATCCAAAATTTAAATTTAGTTATGCAAATAAGGTTGGAAGCGCTGTTTCTACTGAAGCTGGGCTCGGTGGTGATATATCAATTTATTCAGCCTCCTTCGGCGCATCTGCTAGCGTACAAGATTACGATTTACAAAAAATTATTTATAGCGCCTCCGTTGATAGTGACAATACATATTATCCATATTATAATAAGGTTGGAAAGAAGGAGATTACAATAAGAAGGGTTTATTATAAGACTCCCCATGCGATGTGGAGGTTTTATGGATATTATGGTGGTTTGAATACTGTTGGGAACCTTCACCAATATGGTCAATGGTCAGACGATGCAACTTTTGAGATTGTTCCAACTTGGCAAAACAAACTTCAAGCTATGGGCTTCGAGGATAATCTATATACAAGAACTTCACACTATTCTTATGAAATTAAAAATAACAGATTGAGATTGTTTCCAAATGTTACCGCAACACATCCACTGAAAATGTGGGTTGAGTTTACTGTCGACGAGGATGCGTGGGATCAGGAAGAAGATCGGCGTACTGGGGCAGATGGTATTAATAACATGAATACGCTTCCTTTTGACAATATTCGATATAATCATATAAATTCAATTGGCAAGCAATGGATTAGAAGATTTGCTTTATCGTTGACAAAAGAAATGCTCGGTCAGGTTCGTGGTAAGTATACTACTATACCAATACCGGGAGAATCAGTTACATTAAATGCTTCCGAATTACTGTCGCAGGCAAAAGAAGAACAAGAGAAACTCAGAGAAGAACTAAAGACAGTACTTGATGAGTTGACTTATGCGAACCTTTCAGCGACCGAAGCTGCAATTATGGATAGTACAAACAAAGTTCAATCAAATGTGCCGGCTGGAATATTTGTGGGGTAATGAATGATGGCTGAGAACAAATGGTCACAACCGGTAAACCCGCCACCTCCGCTGTTTTTTGGTCAGAAAGAGCGCAACCTTGTAAAACAAGTTAATGATGAGCTTATTGAAAGAGTCGTTGGTCAACAAATACTGTATTATCCGATAAGCCTAGAGCATACAAATTTTCATTCACTTTATGGTGAAGCGATAAAGAAAACTTTCCTCCCACCCATCAGGGTATATGCCCTTGTTGACTGGGAGGGGCACACGACTTCGGCAACTAATTTTGGTGTTGATCGTCGTTCAAGTTTGAGTGTTCACTTTCACAAGAGAAGGTTAACAGAAGATCAAGACTTGTTTGTTCGAGAGGGGGATTTTGTCTTGTATGGTTCTTTTCATTATGAGATTGTTACATTGGCAGAGCCAAAACAAATATTTGGACAAGTTGATCATAAAATGGAAATAATAGCAAACTGCATTAGGGCGAGAAAGGGACTGTTTGATGCCAGCTAAAAAGGGAAGTTATAAAATTAAAAGCAAACGTTGGGGAACTGAGACTGCCTTGTTAAAAGAAGTTCCCTTTCAACCCTCGACACTAGAGACTATTGATTATGCATTGCATAGTTGGGTCAACGATGACCTAGATCTTTATACGACAATGCACAATGGGTGGAACAAGGTTCCAGTTATTTGGGCTTCAGCGGAGCGCTCCTATCAGGTGAAAAGAGATGATAACTTGAGAGATCAAGATGGAACCTTGATTTTACCGCTAATAACAATAGAGAGGGCAAGTGTGGCAAAGGATTTGTCAAAAAAGGGAACTGCTTGGGGGCACATTCCGCCTGTTAAGGACGAAAAAGGTGGCTCAATAACAATTGCGAGAAGAATAAAGCAAGACAAAACTGCTAACTTTGCCAATGCGGATTCTTGGAGAAAAACAGTAAATACTCAAGTTAAGCAGCGTACTTTCCCTTTTGGTAATGAAAAAATTGTTTATCAAACAGTCACGATTCCAATGCCAGTGTATCTCGATATTACTTATACCATAACAATACAAACAGAATATCAGCAACAAATGAATGATTTGATGACTCCCTTTGCCACAATACCGGGTGCGATTAATTATTTTTTAATTAAACATGATGGTCATCGTTTTGAATCATTTGTACAATCTGATTTTACTCAAAATAATAATGTTACCTCGTTGGAAGAAGAATACCGAAAATATGAAACTAAAATTGATATTAAAACTTTAGGCTATATTATCGGAGAAGATAAAAATCAAGAACAACCCAAAATTGTCTATAGAGAAAATGCCGTAGAAGTTAAGCTTCCAAAAGAACATGTCATTGTCGGAGACATCCCAGAACATATTGATGAGAGAGGTTTTTATCGAGAATAACCTTTTGGATTTTTGTCCCTTTGACTGTTTCTAATACTATTTATTAAAGACGATAGCTATGAAATAAGGAAAATAAGGAGATTATAATACATGTCTGTTACCAAGTTTAAATTTGTATCACCCGGTGTTTTTATCGATGAGATTGATAATTCACAGATACCCGGCGCAGCACCCGCCATGGGACCTGTCATTATTGGTAGAACAGAGCGCGGTCCTGCCTTTAGACCTACGCAGGTAAATTCTTTCTCTGAGTTTATTGAAAAGTTTGGAAATCCCATTCCGGGCGGAATCGGCGGAGACGTCTGGAGAGAAGGAAACCGTACTTCTCCCATGTATGCTACTTATGCTGCACAAGCTTGGTTGAAAAATGGACAGACTGCGACAATTGTTCGTTTGTTAGGAATGCAAGCCACTAATGCTACTGCAGGTGGTGATGGCGAAGCTGGTTGGGGTGGATATTCCAGAGCCAGCTATGGCGGCGGCGCATACGGACTTTTCTTAATTGATTCCGGTGCTGCCGGCACCAATAACACTGGTACGCTGGCAGCAGTTTGGTATTTTCCAGATGGAAATGGTGCAATTGTTCTTAGCGGCACTTTTTTATATAATCACCCCGGAACATTACAAACTGCATCTAACGCCACTCTCTTAAGATCAATCGGGACAAATCAAGAATTTAAAGCAACTATTACAACTGGCTCTACTGGCCAGCCTCCCTCTTCTGGAAGACTCTATTCTTTTAACTTTAATCCAAATTCTGATAAGTTTATTAGAAAGGTTTTCAATACCAATCCAATTTTAACAAACACTGGAATTACTGAGTCTGGTAATCAAGAAAAATATTGGCTTGGTCAAACATACGAAAGGGCAGTTGCCGATACAATTGCCGGCACAGGCGAAGGTGGAAATGTTGGCGGAATAATGCTTGGTTTGCAAGTAGGGACCACACCAACTAATTTTTCTGATTTTCAAGGCATTGACGCACAACCTGCCAGTACTGGATGGATCATTTCACAAGATACAAGAGGTACTGCATATCAAAATTTTAATCCCAGAGATACTACATATGTTACAAAATTGTTTAAGGTTCACGCTATTGAGAAAGGCGTATATCCAATGGGGAATTTTAAAATTTCCATTGCCAACATTAAAGCTTCGCCAAATGCGGGCGTAGATCCATATGGAACCTTCGATCTTATTATCCGCAGAGCGCAGGATACAGACAATGCTATTCAAGTTGTTGAATCTTTTCTCGGACTAAGTTTGAATCCAAATGCTGAAAATTATATTGCTAAAAGAATCGGTGATATGTTCGATGCTTGGGACGATTCAGAGCGTAGATTTCGAGAATACGGTTCTTATTTAAATATTTCAAAATATATTAGAGTAGAGATGAACAATGAATTAGATATGGGATCAACTGATCCCTCTTTGCTTCCTTTTGGTTTCCATGGACCATTCCGACCCACCATGTGGCATTTCGATTCGGGCTCAGGACAAATCAACCCCGGGGGCAGTGGACCGGCGTTTGGTACCGGTAGCTCTCTGACTGCATCTGGTGAAATGGCTGGGACAGTTCTGTCTGCATCCGGCATTCATTGGTCCGGCATGATTCAACCCGCTAACGAAGAACACTACAGCAATTCGCAGCAAGGATATTTTAAATTTCCGGATATTGCTTTGAGGTATCAATCAAATGATGATTCAATGGGTAGTGACAAGGATGCTTATTTCGGCTACACTACAAACCAATCAGGTACCAATAGGTATGATCATTCCAATAAAGACGTTCTTCGAATGTTACCAGCGAATGTGAATACGGATACCACGAATATAGAGATTGGAGTTGCTTTCACTCTGGATGATTTACAGGTTGCTAGTGGCGTAGCTACATATGTGTCTGGCGCGAGAGCAGCCGGATCATCATTGACGGCACAAAGCGGTGCTTATGCAGATCTCATCGATACTGCCGGCTTTAACAAGTTTACTGTACCAATGTGGGGTGG